ACCCGACGAACCCCTCGTCCAACGCCGACTTCAAGCAGTACACCATCGGGTACCGCACGGAAGTCGAGAATAACATCCACCTGTTCCGCAGAGCGGTCCACGTGTCCAACCTCACTCAGGACATCCTGAACATCGCCGGTGTTCAGAACGAACTGAGCCGCCAGTTGGCGAAGGCCACCATCGACCTCAAGCGTTCGATGGAAATCACCTTCACCTCTGACATCATGCCCGCCATCGACGACGGCGTGACCCCGTATCGCACCCGTTGCCTTACGGCTTGGCTGAAGAAGGACAAGGCTACCGCCACCACGAACGCCGACAAGTACGGCGTCCAGAACCAGTCCATCCGCGAAATCGACTCGAACTTCGTCACCCCTGACTCCTCCATCGTCGGCACGGGCACCGATGTCAGCAACCTCAACGAGAACACCGTTCAGGATGTCATGACCTCGGTCTACGAGCAGACCGGCCAGTTCAAGAACCACGAAGCCGTCGTCGGCACGAAACTCAAGCGTCAGTTCACGGAACTCGTCTACACGACCCGTGCTCCCGCTGGTCCTTCGTCCTCCACGGGCATCCGCTCCACCCGCGACGCTAACTCGGACACCATCTCGGCCTCCGTCGACTACTTCGAGGGCGACTTCGGTAAGTTGGCTCTCATCCCGACCCAGTTCCTCCACGCTGGCGTCAACCCCTACACCATCGTCGAGTTCACCGAAGGTGGCGTCCAGAAGTTCAAGTTGTACGACGGCCGCGAGACCTCCGAGTCCAACCGCGTCAAGTCGCTGACCTCCGACGGTGCCACCGCCGGTGCCATCAGCGTCTCCGCTGGCAACCTCGAAGCCAAGAAGGCTGTGTTCCTCACCGCCTCCGCGAACGCCCTGACGGCTGATAACCTCGTCATCGCCGCCGCATCGTCCTCGACCGCAGACCGCAACGCCGCCGCCGCTCTGGCGAAGTATCGTGCGAACCTGCACCTCGAAAACGCCAAGTGCAAGGGCTTCATCATCCCTTGGGACATGCTCGAAGTCCGCTACGGCGGTAACATCGCTCAGGTTCGCGAACTCACCGAAAACGGCGGCGGCCCTCGTCGCATGATGGAGGCCATGGCGGCTCTGCTCGTCCACAGCCCCCTGACCTTCGGCATGTTCGACTACAAGGCGAACAACGCCTAATCGGGTACGGACGTGGCTGGTCTTGAATCCATCCACGAATCCATCCCCGACGAACTCATACCAGACATGGTAGCCGAGTTCCGTCGGGGGTGGGCCCTCCGTAAGGCTCAGGCCGCGGCCACTAAAAAGGCCATGGCTCAATTCAACCAACTTCAACACCGTCACGTTGAAGGTCTTGGACAAATGTCGGCCCGTATTCCTGAGGAGTCCTACCATTACTGGGGGATGAGACTTGGGTACCAATGCTGGCGTGACGATGGGTTCATGAAGGAGTTCCTTCGTGATAACCCCGAGTGCAGGGTGAACTCCAAAGCGGAGAACACCACCCTGCTGGTCAACGGCACCAAGGGCCTCGTAGATGCCCACGGCCGTCTACTTTCTTAATGAACACTCCCCCCAAGAAGGCTTCCAAGCCAGCGGGTCAAATTCCAGACCCGGTACCGATGCAGACCTTCAGGGATGCGTCCGCCTTCTACGCGGCCAAAGCGGCACTCAAGGCCGCAGGCAGGGATACCCGCTCAACGGTCAGCCTTGATGGAACCATGACCTTGGGTGCTACCAACTACCAGAGACGCCCTGAAGGCAAGGGCAACAACCTGAAGCCAGCCCCGTGAGAAGCGTCTACTTCAGCGAAATCCTCCACACGGCCCTGCAACTTGCCGGGTTGGACCGTGGCCTGACTACGCCTGAACGCTTCTCCATGGTCAGGGACTTCGCCTCAATGCGGCTTCGCTCCGTCTGGGAGATGAACGAATGGACCGACCTGAAGGTCATCACTCAGTGCCCCGTCGTCTTTTCTGGCGAGCGTCGCACCGTCCCCCTCGCGGCCTCCCTCGGTCAGGTCATCACCATCTGGGACAAGGACCCTCTGGCTTACAGTGCCACCCAGCGTGACTTTGAACTGATTGACGGCACCATCACCATGCGTAGCCGCCGGGAGGACAGCGTCTGGGTCGAGACCCGCAAAGAGTCCCCTAGGCTGTTCGGCGACGCTTGGAACACCAGCCAGTCCTACCGCAAGGGGGCTCAGGTCTACTACGACTCTGGCTCGGAAAGCGGTTCCCTTGTCCCTGTCAACGGCTTCCCCGTGCAGGGCGACTTCTATGAGTACACGGGCGAAAATCCTTCAGGCACTGGGTCTATTCCTACGGTTGCTTCGTGGCAACGGGTCGTCATCCCGAAACTCTTTGCCAACGCCGTCATCCATGGCGTCCATGCTGACTACCGCCGCTCTACGAACGAACTCGAAGCGGCCCAGTCGGCGGAAGCGGACTACGCGAAAGCGGTAGACTCCGCCCTTGACCAGACCCTGCGTCAGCAGGGCTCGACAAGACCCATCAATTTTAGAGGATACTAACATGTTCAAACTACTCCCCCAACAGATTCCGAGCGTCTCCGTGACCTCGTTTGACAACGCCGCCAGTGCCAAGGTGCTGGACCGGGCACGTAACCGCCGCATCTTCGGCATCGTCAACAGGGGGACCACCGTCATGGAAGTTCGCCTGAACGAGGCTGGCAATGGCGACCCCATCTTCCTGAAGGCGGCATCCACGCTGACAGCGGCTGATGGCGGTAGCCTTGAGTTCAATGGCTACAACGGCTACGTTTACGCCAAGGGCACCGGCTACGTCTACCACTTCTCGGAGGAAGTCTAATCCATGCCAATCTACACTGGTGGTGGCGGTGTCGCTGGCATCACCGTCGAGACCGACCCGTCGGCTCTCAAGATGGCCAACAACCTGAGCGACCTTGTAAACAAGGGCACCGCTCGGACCAACCTCCAATTGTCGTCGTTTTACGCCGCCCTCACGCACAGCCATGCGATTAGCGACGTAACCAACCTTCAGACGACCCTAGACGGCAAGGCGGCAACGTCCCATTCGCATGCTATTTCGGATGTAACCAACCTTCAGACCACCCTTAACGGCAAGGCGTCTACGTCGCACACTCACGCAGTTTCCGACGTTACTGGCTGGGATACGATTACTGACGCCAACCAAGGGTTTATTCTAACCCTCAATGGCACAAGTCTGCTTTGGACTGCACCATCTCCGATTACTACGGACGCCCCCTCTGACGGCTCTCAGTACGCCAGACAGAATGGCACGTGGACAGTCATTAGCGGTGGTGGTGGCGGTGGCGGCGGTAACGGCGGTAGCGGTATTTCCGACGCACCTAGTGATGGAAATGTCTATGGCCGTGTTAACGCAACATGGGTGTCGCTGTTCAACAGCATGGAAACGGCCGCTACCCAGTCTTGGGTTAACGGACTTGGATTCCAGACTTCCACGGACGTAAGCACTTATGTTACGGGCCTTGGCTATCAGACCTCCAGTGACGTCTCCACGTATGTGACTGGTCTTGGATACATCGGCGAGGCACCTACCGACGGCTCGCAGTATGTTCGCCAGACCATCATGGGTACGTCTCAGTGGGTAGTTAACTCTGGGTTCACCCATAGTGACGCTCCAGATTCACAGTTGTACCTGCGTACGGCTGGTACTTGGAGCCTGTACAACGGCATTTCTGATGCACCTAATGACGGCTCGACCTATGGCCGACAGAACGCCGGTTGGGTGACGATTCCCTCAGCCATTGTAACTGCGGCTTCGTCTGGCACCAACAACAGCGGCTACACCAACGCCCAGTTCGATACCGTCCACTACCCTTCGGAACTGGCCCTGACCATCAACGGGACGACTTACTACGTCCCCGCTAGGACGTGATTCGTAGGGGGTCCATAGTCGTACCTACGGCCCCTTACGTAGTCCATCATCCTTGGCAGGTTGAGTGGATTAAGGGCACTGAGTTGAGGTGCTTTACCGGAATCCTCGCTGACTCGGCGATGATTGCCAATGAGCAGTACGAGCCGACTAGGTTCCCGCAGAACTCGGCTATGTCCATGTCCGTTACTACGCAGGGCATCTCTGCCAGAAGGCTTACCCAAGGAAGGGTCAGGATGTCATCTTTGCCATTCCCTACCGGTGCCAAGACTGGTTCGGTAGTAATCAGGCTTAACAGGGATGGCTTTGGTCGCACTGACCAGACGAATGCCGAGCCGCTGGACGAGCAAAAAGGGTATGCTTCTTGGCAGGAGAGCGAGATTATCGGCTCTGGCTCGGCAGATAGCGTCTACCTAGTCCTTCACAAGTCTGGGTCTTTCTGGTATCTAAGTTGGATTGCTCAGGCGGACCTTGAGGATTCCGACATAAGGATAGCCGTAATCAAGAAGCGGACGGGAAGGGGAATCAAAGACTGGACGTTGCTTCAACTGTGGAAAAGCGACTTCAGCGACAGAAAGGACGAGACGCCGTTCTTGGTCACGCACTCCCACAAGAATGCGTTCAAGATAAACTCTGGCTACTGCACCTACTACCAACTGGATACCAACCTTAACGTTGATTCGGAAGGAGAAATGCAGGGTACCAGCGATTACATCCGCTACGCACCAGATACCATGTCCACGTACACTGGGACCGTTAAAATCGAGAAGCCTACCGTATGGTATCAGTCGACACCTAAGGACGAGCCATTCCCGCCGACTCCTGCACCCGTAGACCCTAACGCTCCTCCTCCAACGCCTCCCCCCACCCCTCCGCAGGAGCCAGAGCAAAACCCAAGCCCAACCTTAGATGGCGATTACTTTGTCTGCGACTCGGCAGTCAGTAGCAGTTGGAGCGTGATACTCGGACATCCAGTGCCATCGCACATGGCTCCATCGCTCTACATTGTCCCTAGGGAATTCGCTAGGGTTAACCTTATGGTGGACGTCGCAGTCCCCGGATACGGTATTTACGTACAAGCACCAACCGAAACGAAGACGTATGGCCAAGAGGACCTAGGAGAACCGCAAACGATACTTCAGTACAATCTCGTATCAGAGCAGGTTGAAATTCCCGGTTCGCAACCTCCAGAGTACTACACCACGTATCATTTGGAGACCTATGAGCAGCAAATCTGGCCTCAGCAACATGAGCATACTTTGTATTTTCCTAAGTTTGAAAGCATGGATGCCTTCTGGACCATGGTATGCTTCAGGGGTATCGTAGTCGCCCACATGGACTGGTCTTCCACCGATGAGAAATGGACTGTTAAGCAATTTCATTCTGGGAATGCGACCATACCCAACTCCACGCCAATTCTGAATTATCAGTATGTTCAACAAAACGCCGAAACTACCTTTCAGGATTACGTGGCCGAGCGTTACAACATCAATGACCACTTCTGGACCACATCCTACGGAATTTCATCGAACATCACCGGTGCCGTTGAGGACGCGAATTTGATGTGGCAAGATGCTGGACACATGGGAAACTCAATTAACGCACGACTAATCAAGTACTAACATGCCACGCGAATTCCAACAAGACGGCGAGGTCTCCTTCGGGGGCTTCAACAGTTTCCCGAACAGTTCCTCGTTCGACCCCAACAAGGGCATCCTTGAGTCGTCGGTCAACATGCGTATCGACGCCGGGGTAATGCGTCCGCGAAACGGGTGCGTCAAGGTATCCGACCCGCTTCTCGGGGACTGTGCCTACGCGGCCTCCTCCCATGGGGCCGAGGACTACATCCACGTATTCTCCGTCGGCGGTCAGGTAAAAAGCCTCTGCACCAGCAATCCGTACGTCACCCCGACGACCCAGCCAACCCCTCCTAGGCCCTACATCAAGTGCTCCGGGCAGGGCTACGCCACGCTTGGGTCGATTGAAGCCGCCAACACCGCCGACTGGAACGATGAGTATGACTTTGCCACCTGTTGCAACGTCGTCGGACGAATGGCCTACGCCAAGGGCGACCAAATCTGGTTCTCGCTGTTCGGTGGCGTACAGCCATTCGACCCTGACACGCTCTCTCTGACCCTAGGGACCTACGACGCCATCCTTAAACTGCACTATTCCAACACCACCCGTAAGTTGTACGCTTTTGGTGCTTCCAGCGTCTACGAGGTGGAGCCGTCATTGACTGCCGCGGCCTTGTCCGAGGGGAAACCCAACGAATCCTTCTTCGCCAAGATTAGACTGCTTTCCGCTCAAGAGGGAATTGCGGCCCCAGACACGATTGGCGAGACAAACGGCTCAATCATGTGGCTGGACAATGGTGGCCTCACCAAGATTGACCTAGGAAAGGGCATGATTGAAGGGGAAGGGCCGATTTCCGACCCTATCTTCGACATCTTCGGGGAGCGGAATAGTGCCGAGTTGGCCAATTGCACGGCCGTAGCCTGCCAAGGACGCTATTACATCGCTTACCCTTCCGTCGGCTCTGGGCCAAATGACCGCGTTTTGGTCGTAAACACCACACTTCCGGGCACTTTCGAGAGCATCGACGCCTATCCGTTCAGTATCAAGCACCTCGTAAAAGCCAGAGACTCGTTGGGCATCCTCAGGGTGTACGCCGTGACTCCCAATGGCACGGTCTACATGCTCGATGAGGGGAGCACGGACGCTGGAACCGCCATCCAAGCCTCATTCAGAACCCGCGACTACAACTTCCGCACCGACTTGGACAAGCGGTACGACGCCGTAACCATGAAAGTGGATACGAAAGGCCCGGCGACCTTCGAGATGCGGTTTCTGACCGTTAATCCAGACTCATCCACGGCAATCGACAGGGTCGACGGCAACCTCGGCACAACGGTTCGGCGTGCTTTGGCTGGAAAAAAGTCCGTCGGCGGCAAGGTGGAGGTAGTTGTTTCTGCTGGTCGACCTCACTTCTATTCCGTATCTGTTGATGCAACCGTTGCTGGCCGCTCCATCTTTAGTGTTTTCTAATGGCACCTCCTACTAAACTTTACGCAGACTACGGAACGGGCACGCTTCCGTCGGCTTCTGGCTTTAAGTTCGTTACTCGGGACCCGGGTAAGGAAATGGAGTACACCGTACAATGCCTGAGCGACATCATGAATCCGGCGGGTACTTGGGCTACTGCCGAGAAGAACGCTGGCACAATTCTCAAGACGCGATTCGGAGAAGTCGAAGCCACCCTTAGCACGACCCTTGATAACAGATGGGATGCGAAACTCGCGGAAATCAAGGATGAGATTCTTGGCACCACCAGCAGTGCTTCCGAGTTTGCCTACGGGCAGTACCTGAAGGGCATGAGTGCCGCGTTCGGCGGAGGCCACACGAACATTGGAATCTTCGCAAAGGTTACGAGCGAGGAGAGAAGAATCGCCGCAATCGACGCCACGACAAAATACATGCAAAGCATCAACTCGCTGAGTTATCAGTCTACCTCCGCCATGCCGCTTGTCGTTCCAATCGAGTCGCAACTGGTGGCAGATGCCTCCGCTTCTGCCGTCGAGGCATACGCCATGGGTGAAATCAGGAACCAGCAAGTCAGACAATCCGAGGCGGCTGGAAATCTGCTCGCCACCCTTGGACCGAACATGGGTAACGCCGCCACGCCGTACGAGGAGACTCTCGCTTTCGCTTCGGTTAATGCAACAGGCCTAGCCGCTAAAACTAAATGAACACAATGCAACTAGGGGACTACCGCGGGGGTCGTGATAGCATCACGAACCTCATGGGTGCTCAAATTCCCCAACTTCAGAACATCAACCAAGCCGCAATCGCTTTTGGCTCTATCGGTCTTCAGGGCATGGCACAAAGACATGCCATCGAGGACAAGTACAACCTTGAGTTGCGAAACCAGATGATGGGCAATCAAGCCCAACTTTCCGACAGGCTAATGGTCGCCAAGCAGGCCGCAGAACAGGCCGCCGTTGACGAGCAAAGCATGCTTGAGGGCGAGACTGGTGCACTTACCGACTGGTACGGCCTTGTGATGAGCAAGTACGACCCGAATAGCCAAGAGTACGCAACGGCCAAGCAGGCCTTGGACATGATTACGAAGGCTTCCAAGGGCAAGAACCTGAAGTCCAAACAGGCCTACATGAAGTGGGTCAAGGAATACGGCATTGATAAGCCTATCAACGTCGGAACTTTGGGTGGTCTCGGATTCAGGCAGAATGAGCCTGTGGCAGAAAAGCCAACCGCCGCCGCAGACAAAAAGCCCACCCCGGTCCCAGTAAACCCAAACTCATTCTGGGCAACTAGGTCCAGATTCAACTCAAAGGGACCTTAATTATCATGGGAATCATCAAGACTGTACTTAAAGCGGGCGACAAGGCCATCAAGGCCGGCCAAAAACTTTACAACAACACTCCTGTTGGTAGCGTTCTGTCTCTTGGCGGCAGAGATGTTAGCAGGAAAATCACCAAGTATGGGACAAAACTAGCCAACAAATGGGGTGCTTCAAATGCCGCCGGGACTCTTGGCGAAAGAATCGCCCTTGAGACGACAGGCCAACTGGGAAATCTGGCACACGTCGGCGGCCTCGCGGCAGGCGGAGGCCTTTACTCTGGTGCCGCCGGTGCCGCCATGGAAAAGTTCAACCCTAGCGAGGAATACGTGAGTCCGACTGGCGAAACCGCCGACCCGGACGACCTCGCCAACGACGATGAGTTTCAGAAGTTCAAAAACCAAATCATTTACGGTCGTGCAATTACGGACGATGAGTTCGACCAACTGGTTATCTCTGGCGAAAAAATCCCAATCAAGAACTTCGATGCCTACCAGCAGTTTTTCACAACCGAGGTCAACGAAGACGGCAGACCAGTAATCACTCCGAAGGACGATTTGATTAGATACTGGACGGACGTTAAGGACGCTGGTGAAAACATTTACAACGGTGAGGGCGGCTGGCTTAGTAACTTCAGCCTAGACCCTACCGATTTGTTGCCGAAAAAAGTGGGCGGTTACAGGGTCATGCCAAACGGAAGCCTTAGCGAAATGATTACAAACGGGCTCGCCGGTGGAAGCCCTGCCGACTTTACGAGAGACCCGGCCGTGCAGGAAGTCCTGAGCAAAGCACAACTTCAGCGTGATTTTGAAGAAAGGTACAGAGGTGACTATGATTTCGGCCTTCTGCGTGAAGGCGAAAGGGTCCAACTTCAAAACCCGTTCGCTGAAAGAAGCACCGAAGGCATGAGTGTTACTCGCGGCTCCAACAGGATGCTTGATGCGATGGACAAGCCAGTAGATGACGGCATGATTCATGACGAGGATTACGACACGCTGGTGAACCTTCGTAACGATGAGGGTAACGATAACACCCAGCAAATTGCTGACATTGTCAGAAGCAGGCCGGAACTGCTTCAGTATTTCTCACCCAGCGTTGCGGCATCTATTGCCGACCAAGTTGGTGGTGCCGAAGGCAGGAATCAGATTCTCGGAAAGGCTGGCTATTCAGGCTTTGATGCGTATGCCCCCGCCGCGACACCCGCACGAACCCCGTACGGCTCGCCCTCCTTTGCTCCGTCGGCAACCTCTGGCAGACTAAGTCCTGCTATTGCCCCGACGGCGACTCCCGCCGCCCCTGCCCCTGCCGCGGGCCCAGCCCCGACCCCCGCCGCCCCTGCCCCTGCCGCAGGCCCTGCTCCAGCCCCAGTCGCCCCAACGGCCGCAGGAAGCGGCTATGGCCCTACACGCTTCTCCCCCGGAGGCCCTAGTGCGACGACCGGAGCAACCCCAGCCGCTCCATCCACCGCCGCCACACCGGCGGCCGTTGTGGCCGCGGCGGCAAGCCCATCCTCTGCCGTTATGCCGCCAGCCTTGCTGGCAAGACCTGCCGGTGGTGCATCTGCCGCTGGAACCGCGGCCCCGATTGTCAACTTTGGTGCAGCAAGGTTTAGTTCCAACGCAGGCAGGGCCACCGCCGCCGCAGGAACCACACCACCTCCCGCTGGAACCAAGCCGCCTGCTGGCACGGCTCCAGCCCAAAAGTCCCCCGTCGACTATCGTGCCCAGCGTTATGGCTCGATGACCCAAGACCAGATGAACACGGCATACATGAATGACGTCTTTAAGCGTAGGATGGGCTACACCAGCAAGCCAATGGATGCTCAACTTTCGGCCTTTGGCGATGCCTATGGAATGGACGAAGGCTCGATGAATGCGGCCATGGACAGGCATTACGCTGGTGCAAAGGCTAACGCCGGTCCGTATGCCCGTGCTGTTAAGCCAGCCAACTGGGATTCTACCTACGGAGAGTGGGACCAGACCGAGCAAGACATGGCACAACTCGTACGCAGGGGCGTCGCAAGACCCGAGGAAGTCATGGGTCTGCCATCAACGGCAATGTACGGAGGCAAGCAAACCAGAGTCGGACCTTTGAGCCTTAATCTGCCAGACGCTACGAACCTTGAACAGCAGTACAGAAATCAGGCCGCAAGAACTGGAATCTTTGACAGCAGGGAACTGGCCAGAGTTCGCGGAGTTCAGTCACAAATCAATCAAGGCCAGCAAGACGTTGCGGACCTGAACAAGACATTTGACCCACTAATTAACATCTTCAAAAAAACCAGATAACACACAAACATGGCTACTAAACCAGTTGCTACACTTGCCGAAAAATTCGGCAAATTTATCATCGCCACCGCCAAGGGGGCTAAAAACGTAAGCGGCAGAGTGATTACAAAGCCCGGCCGCATGGGCGAAGACTTCGCCAAAGGACTTGGCGTCGGCCCTCTTAGGGTTAAGAACCCGCCTGTCAGAGGCCCGGGAGGCAGGATGTTGTCTGGCGGTGAGAAAATGACAAAGACGGGAATCGCGGCCCAAGGTGCTGGCTATGGCCTTGGATACGGGGCTCCAATTACGCTCGGCTATCAGTTGATGGGCGGAAATTCCTCCGCCGACCCGGCCGCCGCTCCAGCAGGAGTTCCAAATACGGTAGGTACTCCACGTGTTGCCAACGGTGTTGTAGATGAAAACGGAATCCCTCAGGAAGAATCTGACGCCATTGAACAGATTAACCAGAAGTTCCTTGCTGGCACCAGAAGCATGAATCCTGCTCGTTATTCCGCCATTGAAAAGATGGCACCTTGGGCCCTAGCCGCGGCCGAAAGAATGTCCGAAGATGAATTCCTCACTATGAGAAACGAACTCGTTTCTGGTAAAAGGAAAGCCGCCGATGTCCACAAGGCCATGGCAAATAGGGTTGCCCATGACCTTGAAGCGTCCAGAGACATCGGGACCAAGCCGTATGCCCTTCCGGGCGTTGAATACGACGCCCAAGGCAAGAACGGAAGGGTTGTCATGATTGTCCCCGTCAAGGGCAAGGACGGCAGATACTCCTACACCTACACCTCGGTTCCCATCGAAGAATAATGGAGTCCGACGACGATACCTTTTCGGTGTCACCGCAGGATGTGATGCGTAACGCTGGGCCTCAAATGGGTCCTACGCAGGGTGGCTACTACCCACAGCAATCGGAGGCCTACAGGCGTGCTGGCATGAACCCGCTTACGCCCGTAGCACATCTGTTCGAGAGCAGTGCCGTAAGGGCCAAGATGCCTGCATCCATTCAGTACCCTGAAATGGCCCAGCAAAAGCGTCAGACGTCCACTGCCCAGCAGTCGGCTTTTACCGCAGATGCTGATTTCTACGGCAACAGGATTGGGGACCTTACTGCGGCGGCCAACCTGCTGTCGGACAAGGAAGGACGTAGCACGTTTAACATGTTTGAGGACTTTGACATGGATTTTGGAGTAGGCGACGGTGCACCCAACACCCCCACCGGTAACGTAAAGTTCAGAATTGTGCCGAAGGGCGACAGGGAGGCCATGGGTCCGGACGGAAAACCAGTAAAGATTCCCGTCTGGATTCTTGCTAAGAACAGCGGCGTGAAGTCGGTTCCGTTCAAGGGTGGTGGCGAGAATGCGGCCAAGTACAGGCAGATGCTATCTACCTCGCAAGGCCTGTTCAGGAACCTGAAGGAACTAGAAGGCATTTACAAAAACAAGACCTTCCTGAATAGGTTCAGTTGGTCCGACGAATCCACGGTGAGCAGGGGCTTGGAGGGCTTTGTCCTTCAGGACCTGTCCAAGGTATTCCAAGAGGCGAAGGCCCTTGGCGGTGCTTCGTCCGACAGGGATTTGTCTTTGATTGAGTCGATGTCTCCCCAGCGTGCCTCCACCTTCTTCGGCAGGTACAAGGGGAATGAACTGGCACTCATCAACAAACTCAGAGCCATGACCATTGAAAAGGTCAGGAGCGTCGCCTTGGCTAACGGCATGGACATGCTCCCGGAAAGCCAGCGTCAGGCCAAAGCAGTTGACACTAGCAATCTTCGTGCAAAATCCTCTGAAATCAAATGATTCAAGGACAAGCACCCGAAGCAGGAAACCCGGAAGAATTCAACAGCGGTGCAAGGTACGCACAGCAACTGTTTGAACTCGGCGGGTCCCTTGACCTAGGACCATCCATCGAGCAAAAGACGGACGGCTCTTATGGGGTCGCGGACATCCAGAGGCCAGAGGATGTCCTTTCTTTTTACGAGCAAAACCCAAATCTCAAGTTGGACCTTAATGCCCCCGACTGGGAGAGCACTTGGGACAAGTTGAGCGAGGGCCTTAAGAATAGGCATACCGACTACCTTGAGATGTTCGGCGAGGCCGCTGGCCAAATTGCCAACGTTCCGTTCGACTTGGCGGAGGGCGTCGCAGAGCAAAAGAACCCCCTCAAAATCGCATACGGCGGCCTTGAGGGCACGGCTCGCTCCATCAGAGACATGTGGGGCTTCTTTGCTGAAAGCGAAAACCCGGAATCTTGGAGTTTCAAGTTCAGGTCCCTAGTCGTCGCACTTAAGGAAGGTAAAACGTCGCTTAACAAGCGTGAGCAGGCTGAACAGTGGAATAAAATCAGAGAGTTCATGTATCACTCTCACAGGATGCAGAGCGGAGACGAATCATTCCTTGAGCAGTTTGATAGCCTTAATCTCAGCGACGACACCAAGGCCATGGTCAGGTCTTGGGTTAATCCAAAAGTTGCACACGCTTTCTCCTTCTTCGGGATGGAACTTCCGTCCCTTATCGCGGCTCCGTTCACTGGTGGTGCTTCCGCCGGTGCCGCGGTAGCCGCGGCCGAAGCCGGCGTAGTCAGGGCCGCAAAGTTGGCGGCGAATCAGAGCAGAATCATGAAGATTGGCGAATCTCTGGCCGCTTCCGAGCGAAGATTCCAGAACATGGCCAACAAGTTTACTACCAAGTTTGCTGGCTATGCCTCATACACCGCTGGTTCCGTCATTCAGCCATTTGCAAACGTCGCTGAGTCTGTTCTCGGAGGAAGTGTTCAGGCAATTGCAGAAAGAGGCGGAATTAGCAGTCAGGCCGCTAAGAATGCTATTACGGTGTCTGTCGTCAACGGGGCCGAGAACCTAGGCGTCAGCGGAGTCAGACAGACCGTCGGCTTTGTTGGTTCATTCGGCCTCAGAACCACGGCGGAACTACTTAAGGAAATCGGGGACACGGCCCTAAACCGCGGTCTCGGAACCATCCCGGTCAACGAAATCAACGGCCTTACCGTCCTTGAGCGTGTGGCACGCTCCAAGAACCTGTCCAATACCGCGAGAATGGCCGCAAAGACGGCCAACGTCGTCGTCGACCCCTTGCTTCAGTTGTCTACTGCTGGCCTGAAGAACGCTTACAAGGATTCGCTAATCTTTGCTGGCATCGGGTTCTGGAATGACAGGGACCGGGGTGCCGTAGGCGGTGCCGCGGCAGGATTGGTCTGGGGCGGCTACAGCGGTGCTTTCAGGCATACTTGGGCAAACGTCAGCGGCGGCTTCCAGCACTCCCTGACAATCGACAACTTTGACAACAACTTCGTTAACTCCGCAGAAAAGTTCAACGAATCGTTTGGCAAGACGGCAAGAGAGGTAACGGCTGAGGCGGATAAATTTAAGTCAACTAAGGTTTCCGCAAACGTCAGAGCGACAATGCAGACGACGTTCATGATGCTGGACTTTGCCGACAGAAAGAACGCACTTTTCCACGTAGGCGACATCAAGTCCCTTACCAACGAGATGAAGGCCAGAAACCTAGACATTACCCATGTCTCTAGGGTCAGCGGTCCGAAGGGCATGTTTACCTTGGCTAGAAGCCTGAAGGCCGGAGAAAAGTCCGTTCCAGTAATCTTCCTTGATAGGGCAAAATACAGACCGGTCGAGGTGCCGCACGAAATGCTTGGTCACGTCGGGTCTTATGTCCTTCACCAGAAGGGGAAACTTGGTTCGCTGATGAAGCAGTTGATTGGTACGGAGACGAACGGTGGTGCACTTGCGAATGACGAGTTGTTGCTTGAGCCATACATCAGGAGAAAGGCCGCCGAAGAACTTCTCGCCGCAGGTGCAGGTGCTTCGATTACCGACCCTGCGATGCGGGCCAAGTTCCTCAACGAGAACATGGCTGGTTACGTGAAGATGGTCAGGGAAATCACGCACGACAGACTTCAGAGAATCAGACAATACGCCAAGGAGAACGGCGAGAAGTACTGGAATGGGGAAGTAGAAGTCGCCGACCAGAATGGTAACAAGAGAAGAATCCCGCTTGCCGAACAACTTGACGCTGAGTCGGGCATGATGATGAGGGACCTCTACGAGGAGACAATGGCTCTTGGGTCTGAAATACTTTTCACTCACAACAACATCGGCGAGGCCATGTTTGAGGGCAGTAAGCCCCTCAGAATGTACTTTGAGCAACTCAGGTCTGAGTTCTTTGCCAAGAAACTTACGCAGAACGAACTCGCTGGCATCTTCGCCAGACACGGCGAAGTCTTTGTTGAAAAGGGCAAGAACGCCGGAAGTCCATCCGTCAACGCTATCGTTTACGACAACGGGAAGTACTACAGACACCCGGAACTTGAGGGTCTACTCAAGCAACACATCAGGCTTGCGACGGAACTTGACGCACAGGGCGTAGCAAAACTTTCACCGGAGCGTCAGGCAATCGAGGCCAGAAGATTCGGCAAGGAGTTCCTGTTTAAGTTCAACAAGTCTGGTGCCCAAATGATTGGCACCAAGGAGCAGAACGAACTGTTCACCAAGAACGCGGCCAAGTCCCTCTCTGTACTCGAAGGCCTTCCCGATGAAATCAGGCCAGAAATCATCTTGGATGAACACGGAAACAAGTCCGTAGACATGTACAAGATGCGTGACGAGGCCTACGACGCCTTGGTCGCATCAGGTTCGCTCGACCAGCATTCTGCCACCGTCGCCAAGGGCTTCAGGGACATCATGTCCAAGTGGGAATCTAGCGGATTCTCCACTAGCAACATCGTTTCGGCCACATACTACGGAGACTCGCACAGAACCAACAAGCGTGGGTTCTTGATGCGTATCTTTGGCGAGGAAACTCCGATTACGGACAGGGTTTTCGTTCCGTACGAACTTAGACTTAATCTCAGGACGACTGACTCTGAAGGAAGGCCATTGAGGGCCCCCAGAGGCGGCATGGTAGCCACCGTTGTGGACTACATGGCCATCCACAGGAGAAAGATGAAGAACTGGTCCAAGGCCGATTTTCAGGCCATGTTCGGTTCCATCGACAACTACAACAGGCTGTTTGACCTGTACATGATGAACATGATGAAGGAGCCCGCGGCTAGGGTTCCCTCTGCCGAACTATTCAGGGCCGAGTTCAAGGACAAGGCCGAGCAGGTCAGAGACATGATGTGGGAGACCTTTGGCGGCAGAAGGCGTCAGGACGAATCCTACATCAACACCCCTAGGGAGGGAGTTGTCAGCAACCCGGAGGACCCCAACTATCCTATTCACAGCATGAAACTGGAGTTGATGGTCAACCCGGAGGTCATGCCGATGAGCCCTTTCCCGTACCACCATGGCCGTTCGTACGAGGGCCTGAGAAGAAACTTTTCTGTTTCTGGATTTGAGATTTACGACAAGGAGGGCAAGCACCTCAGGGACGGTCAGGGCTACGAAATCATCATAAGCGGAAGCAAGTTCAAGGCATTCAACCCGTTCGGCACGCTTATCGGAATCTTTGACTCCGCCAACAAGGCCGTCAAGGCAACCAGAAAGGACCTCCGCAAGATGGATGCGAGCGACATCATGCCGATGCCTGTCGCAATCGAGGATGCCAAACTTTCCACACCGAAGGAATCCGGAGAACCGAGATACAACCGTTCGGCTTCCTATCTCCAATCGCTGAACAATGGCATCAAGCAGAGCACGGGCGTCCTAGGGGATGATGGATTTGTCCATCATTTCAAGGAGGACTTCTTGGACAACGTGTTCGACGTCCTGCACATGTCCCACGACAGGATGTGGAAGGATGACAATGGCTACTTCATCAGATACAAAGCCGATAAGAGCGGCGTCATTGACACCAGACGCTGGCAAAATAACAGGTTCCTGACGCTTTCCGACATTCAGAAAGACAAGGGTGCTTCGATGAACAAAATCCTAAGTAAGGCTGGCTTTACTTGGAGTTCTTCGGACATCGCGGTCATTCCATCCGCAGACAGGTCGTCCGTGGGCGTTCGAGATGCATACGTGCAAAGACTGTACGTGGAAAAGGATGGCGTTTACTCAAACTGGGAGGTCAATAGCCAAACCGGCATGCCCACTATCTTCATTGATACCGAAGGGCTTTCCAGAGACATTCCAAACCCAAAGGCCAGAGAGAATGCGGTAAGAGCCTTGGTTGAGAATGAGGTAGAATCAATCGTCAGGCAGTACGGCAGGGAGAGCGAAGTCACAGGCGGTAATAGCGTCCACCCTAGTTACGTCAATAACGGCACAAGAGATGGTCAGATGGCACAAGTCGAGTACATCAAGAACGCACTCTCAAAGACGAAGAAGGAATTCAGCAAGGACGAGTTCATTGCCATCCAAGAAGCCAAGAGCAACTTCGCTCAAGCGATAAACCCGTTTTCAGGTGCGGTTGATGGTGACGGCGAATTGGCCGTAGGTGGAGCGTTGGACCCTTCCAAGATAAAGACCATTAGGGATTTCAGGAAGGCTATCTCTCAAATCACACGCGGATACGAGTCCGTCATTCCAGCGTCACTTGGAGAACTTCCAGCAAAGGACGCACTGGAACTTTTGAGCATTCTCACCAGAGCCATGACGGAGGCCTCAAAGACTTCTGATTACTGGTTCGCACCTTCCCCTAATGGAGAATTGACCGCCCTTCCAATGATGAGGGGTCCCAAGATTGCGAAAGCATTTTCTGACTTGGAGAACTTTGCACGCACTAAACTTAACGGGCCGAACAAGGAACTGAACAACGCCTATGTGAGATTTGCAAACAAGGTCAGCCATGCTTACATTCAGATAAACAAGCATGCCGCTATTGAGGAAATGGCCGCCAAGGGAGGACCTGAGGTAATCGTTCCAAGTCTTCCTCAAAACGCCACATACAGTTATCTGATTTCTCCGCTAATTGTTGCGAAAAATCTGGGGTATGAAAGCAAGGACGTCCTGAAGAATAGGGCACTTAGCCCGGAGTCTGATTTGAGACTTTTCCTGAATAACGGGGCGGTCTACACGATTGGTCGCGGCTCTAATTTCATCGGTGGATTCATCGGCGGCGAGGGCGACGTAGGCATGGGAAGCAATCGCTTCAAGAACCTAGCCATGCCCATTACCGATGGGCATCTTCCTATCAACACGCTAGACGGCGTATCGTTCCACAAGGCCATGGGCTGGCTTATACCCGACGCAGATAGAGCCAGAGGAAAGCACATCGACTCGTTGCTCATCGTCTCGCTGAGTGAAATGCCAGACCGCCAGAACGAAATCATCGACGCCTACAATGGTGCCAAGCAGGCCGGAGACTATTCCGGCTTCGCCGATTTCGTGATGAATGCCGCCTCGGAGGATGGCATGCACTCAAGCATCATCGGCTCGATGGTCGTAAAGACCATGATTGATGTGGATTCTGGGAAACTTAAGTTCAGGAGCCCAGAATACGCCAAAGACTGGACCGCTTCTCAGTTCACTAACTGGCTGTCGAGATACTGGGCACTACCGGTCAATGACGAAGCCGTCGGCATTAAGAAGTCCGAGCCCGTTGCGGTAAGAATGATTAAGGCCAAGGGCGGAGAAACATCCAAGGCCATGGAGTCCTTCAACAGAAGCCTAGCGATGCTATCCACGGCCCATAAGTGGGCCGACAGGGAAATGTACCCGGACTGGGCCAAGACCAAGTATTCCGTAGGCGACCTCGCCATGCTTGACGACGTCAGGCGTGATGAACTCAGAAAGAAGGGCGTAGTATCTAAGGTTATGTTCGGCGGAAAGCCGCTTGAACTATTCGAGTTCTCTGATTCCGAAGCATCGCTTGACCTTTCAAAGGCCGCAAATCGTCCGCACATCCTTCCCTTCCTAAGCACCCCGGACCCTGAGGGTGCCTTCTCTGACTACGCCGCGGCCGTCAGACGCAGGCTTACCCTTCCGCCTGAGCAGAGATACATCAGCGACCACATTGTCCTAGGTGAAGCCAAATTGGGCGACATCTTTGTTCATCCCGAACTGTATCGTTATTACCCTGAGTTCAGGGACATCAAAATCCACTTCAAGGACTTCCATGGCGGCAGGCACGTTAACAAGGGCGGGACAAGCGTCATCGAACTCGGCCTTCGCTCATTCGCGGCGGCTGAACTCAACCTGCCAGCCGAGCAGATGGGTAGCATCTTTAACAACCGGGAAGCCCTGAGAAGCCAGTGGATGAAGGAGAACCCGCTGTCTTCCATCATCCTGCATGAGGTCCAGCATGCCATCCAGTTGAAGCACGGCTGGCTGGGCAACAGCACTGAACTAAATACAATCCCGCAAAAGGTAGCCGCACATGCCTTCGGGAATCTCCTCGGGATAAAGACAAGCCTTGCCATGCAGGGCGACCTGCAAAGGGCCATCAAGGAGCCGGACGTCATGATGAGTGGCGGTAGGTTCATTGACATCTCTGAAGCAGACAAGGCGGCCAAGACAGACGCGGAACTACTTGGAAGGATGATTACAGCCGCACAGTCTCCAGTAATCAGGTCTCTCAGGGCAAACGCCAAGCCGCTGATGGTGTCGGCCGCCAGAAACTTCGTCGACTTTATCCTATCCGAGCATGAACTCGGAAACGTGTCCGACGCCATGGCCCAAAAGGCCATGAGCCTGCACTTCGACGCCAAGTTCGCCGGAAACTTGGAAGCCGTCATCGACGTCCACCAGCGTCTGGTTGAGTTCCGCAGTGAGGCCGTCCTCACGATGCCGAACTACTCCATCAAGATGCATGACAACATGCAGTTCCGTACGGCGTACAACGCCCTCAGTCTTGTCAGCACGTTCGACGTCCTTGATGCGGCCATGCCCACCGAGGCGGCTACCCTGCTCATGCAGGCCATCGGCCACTACAAGGACATGTCCTATGTCATGGCCCCTGTCGAGAAGATGGCCCGCGAGACCGAGCGGAGACGAGGAAAGACCCAGTCCGAACTGGCCGCTGAGCCCCGCGTCGCCACCGACGACAACGTCAAGGACCCTGTCCTTAAAATCATCCGCAATGCCATGGACATGTCCAAGTTGGGCTCTGACAGGGACATGGCCAAGAACATCTACCAGAACGGCATCGCTCCCGTAATCCTGCAGTCCGTAGGCGGTCTTGGCGAGACCGACGTCACCGACTCCAGAATGCTTACCCTGATGGGCAAGGCCGTGCTGATGCACGCCATCGCCGAGACGAGCAACGGAACGCTGGACATCCTTAAGCGGGTTGCCATCAGAACCAACGGATGGCAGGTAGATAAGAACGGTCGCATGACTCTGACCACCGGAACCCACATCCTGAAGGGTGTGACTGGTGATGAGTTCGTGGCTAACATTAAGTCGGTATTCGGGGAAGAATCCCTCAACCATACATCCGACGGCGGCAGCATGACTATCGCCGGAACTTCCATCGCGGCGGAGGGCCACACCTACACCATCGAGGACTTGGCTGTTCTTGGCGGTGCCGTCGTGGAATCCTCAAGTGCGTTCACCGTTGGCAACTCCGCCATCGACGCCGTCATGGCTCCGCACTTCCCGGCCTACTTCAGGGGTTCGGACATCATGGAACTGATGCGTAAGTCTGGCATCGCCACCGAGGACGCCATGGCCGTCGCCAGAGTCGAAAAAATTGCCGCGGCTTTTGCCGAAGCGACGCTGACCAAGAACGACCTTATCAACCTGATGGCTGTGAACCACAGCCAGTTCCTGATGCCGACGCAGTTGGAATCGGCCAAGGCATCTCCGTTTAACAGTGCCAAGGAAATCTTCACGGCAACGCTTGAAAATGCCACCCCCGAAAGACGCAGGGCCTTGGTTCAAAGCGATGCTGGAAATTCATTCTTCAGGAAGGCCAACAATCTCGGAAACAACTACGGTCAGCAAACTAAGGACTTCACGCTAGGTGCCTTCGTGGCTACTGGCCATCAAATCACTTTTGAAAGGAGCGAGGCTCCTGCTTGGGTTGTCGCCCTCGGTGGAGAAGCCGTCAGCAAGTGGGACCAAATGTCCGACCTTTTCGGAAACAGACTTCTCGAACGCGAGCGTAAGTTCTTCGTCGGGGACAAGGAACTGAGGAACGCCACCGTGGAAAGGCTGAACAATGCCTACATGGCCAAGGCTACCCTCATCGAGCCGCTTGTCGCCGAGGCAATCAAGTCCATCTCCGAGAACGATGCCATGACCAAGGAAGGCAAGTTGCAGTTGGCACTTTCGCTCATGGATGACATCGAGCGTGCCAACATGGTCATGCTGTCCTACGAAACGCTGTCCAGAGAGCATACGAGAATCAACCTGAGCGGATTCGAGCACTCGTCCAATTTCATAAGCCGCACCGGTGCTCATAACATCTCGATGAGCGATGCCTTCCTGAAACGCACAGGCTCCAAGGAAGGACAGATGCTGGCTATTGGCGGAGGCGGCGAGTTGGCCACCAGCAACATTGATTACGGAAGAAAGGAAAACAACATCCCGCTTCTTCAGATGTCTCTGTTCGGCCCGTCTGCCGTGTCTCTGGCGGATGCGGTGTCCCACGCAACGTCCACCATTCACTCCGGTCCTTCGCCGGTCTCGACGATAATGCCCTCGTCCTACCCTAGGATGTTCTCAGGCTCCGGTCAGTCACTTGAGAAATCCGTCCCAAGAGTCACGCTCAGTCTCCTTGGACCGAGACAGTGGGATTACGAAATCAAGTCTCAGATTACCGAGCAGTTGCAGGGGAAAATCGACAGCCGCAAACGGGAAATCGGTCGCGATAAGGACTCGCTCAGGGATGTCATGGCCGGGAGAACCGAGGACGTACTTGACCAGCACAAAGACCTTACCGTTGAACAGGCCGAGACTCTTTACGAGAGCCTAGTAAACGAGGAAATCTCTATCAGCAGAGACCACTACATCGTCCAGAGGCTCAACGAGTCCGACCTTTTCCGCGAGGATTACAACTCTGACAGGAATGTTGTTGGCACTAGGGGGGTCAACACCGACATCGTCGGCAGGCGTAACATGGGCGACCAACCCGGCCAGCAAAGCATCTCCATCTCCAACGCACAGGGTCGTGTCATCGGCGACTCTCTGGTCATCGACTTGGAGCAGGTCTCCCCATCCACGGGCCCCGACGTCTACTTCGCTGGAGCAGGCGTAACCACTAGGCTCGTTCCGCTTAACGTTCGGAGAAACTACGTCAGGTCCAGAACCTATCAGGACTTGGCCCTTGCCGTTTCCATCTTTGGCGTCGTTTCGGATAACGGGGACGAGGCCAATCCGAGAGGCACCCCGTCTAGAAGGCTTGCCCCTGTTGGCTCTCTCGCACTTGACATGACCTCTCCTGATTCGTTCGGAGGAGTTGGTTCGTACACGGTTGTCCGTGACTCCGGGCTTGCCCACGTAATGGGCGGCAATGCCGTTCTTACGGTCGGCAACCTCCTCCATGCTGGCCTCAGCGAAGGGGACATGAAGCGGTACGTCCAAGCCAACGGTACCAGAATCCAAGAGGTTTACACGGCACAAGACTCCCTGTTCAGCAAGCCAAGCACGTCGCTCGGACAGAGAATCTCCGCCAACGAACAAGGCGGCACAATCAGGGTCAACAACAGGGTCGTCGGACTTGCGGCCTCATTCCCGCTGGCCGTGTTGCTTAAGACTGGCTACATGGATTTCTGGAGCAAAGACCACCAACTTTCGGTCAGCGTTCCCAAGGCCTTCACCGGGGTTGAGTACAAGTTCCTCACCTCCGAGGACGGACTGACTGAGTTCCGGACCGGCGTGCTTGTCCCGAGCACGGAAGCCATGCTGGATGCGTTCATCGCCAAACTGGACACCCATGCCATCGACATGATGGTCAATGAACTCAGCACGCTCCAAAACTCCAAAACGGTCTCGGACCTCTTGGGCTACATGAGCCTTCATGAGGTCATCGCCGAGGATGCGGCCAGACCGATTGCCAAACTTGGAGACAAGCCAATCGCCGAGTCCATCGACTTCGCACTATCCACGTCGGCACACCACAACGCGAAGATTCACGCGGCACTCGCCGACGACATCGCTGGCTTCAACCCAGCCATGACCAAGGATTACTCCCGCGTCATCGCAGAAGCCATCAGAACGAAGGATTTCTGGATTGGATTCTTCTCACAGCCAATCGCCGCTGAGGGGATGGAGACGTTCATCCCTAGGGCGAACAGCGACCAGAACATGTTCTTCACCCGCCACAGCAGGTCAGACATGAGGTCTCCTATCTTCTTCGGCACCTCCGGCGGCCCGAACATTCACAGAAACAGGACCGTGAACGGTCATGCGGTTGACAACATCGCTTGGGAGGGAGTGGACTTCAACGGCCTGCTGACTTTCAGCGATACGAAACTTGACATCAGCGACCCCAAGTTCGCATTTGCCTATGGCGAAAAAGCGTTCAGCAAACCGGCTAACAGCGGCAGTTACCTGCTTTCTGGGTACAACACGGAGAGAGGTTTGGAGATTCCTAGGGGAGTCCTAACTATCGGCGAATACGAAGAATGGAAGTCCTCCACCAGCAACCTGTTCCAACAGCACCTAGGCTTCGGACTTACCGAGAGCGGCGGCAAGATACTCAGAGGAGAGTCTGGTGAAATCACGAAAGTAGCCCAGCAGGAAGGCTCAAAAATCAGGGCCCTACCCCGCCCTGCGTTCCTTTCCGAAGGCACCAGAAGAACCCTGATGGTGAACCAAATCGCCGACATGGCCCAGAAACTGGGCGTCGAGAAGGTGTCCATCCAGCCGTCCAGATACTCGGCGTCCAGCAGACCGGACATACTGCTCACCGGCCTGCGTACCCAGCAAGACGTTGTCTCCCACGTTGCCAACTCCGGGTACGGCCTAACCAACTCTTTCACGCAAGGTCGCATGTTCGGTGCGAGACGTAGCGTCGAGAACAAGCCGAGCCTTGGCTATTCTTGGAACAGGCTGGAAGACGGAAGAATCTTGGTCAATTTCAGCCCTGATACCAACATCATCGCCAACGGAGACAGGGCCTACGTCCCGGTCGGTCGCAAGCATGACATCGGCATCAACCTCAGCCGAGTTCTGGGTTACAACCATGAGATGGGCGGCATCATCACCCCTCAGGACCCGCGGTTCCAAGCCACAATCGGCGGACTCGGCTTCACGCATTCCAACGTCCCGCGACCAAGGGAATCACAGCGAGTCATCAAGTATGCCTCCGACAACATCCTCGGCCACCTGCCGCTGTTGAACGCCGACGGCTCCATTGACCAAGCCTTGGTCCGCCAATACAGAAAAGGCGTCGGTGCCATGCTACGCAGAAACGTCGCAGGACCGGCCTACGCCGCAAAACTGATGTTGGATACGTCCAACCTTGGCCTCAGAAACATTCATAGGGTCGTGGGCAGGGAGGCGGAACTTGCCTATGCGGGCAACGTTCACGACGTCGCAGGCGTCACGAATGCCGAAAGCAGGGGCGGTCTTACCGAGTTCATTCAGGGCAACGGTTCGATTATCAGCGGTCTTAACAACGACTACGGCTATGTCTCGTTCGTGCTTCCTAGGGACGCCACGATTGAGCAGTTCCAAAGAGCGGTCATGGCTTACTACATGGCGGCATCCGAGCGTCATAACTCCGACATTTTCAGCGAGGCTGGCCTATTCAACGGCAAGTCCATGTTCGCCAACAACCAAATCAATTGGACCAGAAGCGGGACGTACATGGACGCCATTCTTTCTGGCAAGCGGGAGGAAGCAAGCGGAGCCATGGTCGACAGGGCCATCCGTGACTTCTCCAGCAGGCAATCCGAGCCCGGTTCCGGCGACATCACTAACGTCGCCAACAGATACGCCGAACTCCTTGGTAAACTTCATGAGAGGGACCACACCTTCGTAAGCGGCATGGAGCAGGCGTTCCAGATGATGACCAGTTCCGAGAAGGGCTATCACATGCCTCTTGCCGAGCAGAACCTCAGAAAGAGCGGCGACAGGCTTGCCGTCATCAGGGCCATGTTCCCCGGAAGAACCGAACTGGAGCAGTTCGCTTGGGACAACTCCGAGTCCATGAACCTGTCTGTGGTCGCCCCCAGCCGTGGTTCGGGCAACAAGAGTTGGATGGTCGGCTACGACAAGGTCGTCGGCTACGATTCCAGCGGCATCCCCATCAAGGAGCGTGTGGTCAGAAGCCACAGGAGCGAAGCCGAGGCACGCCAGTTCGCAGGCTCCGTCGCCAAGAGCGGTATCTTGGCCGAGCACGTCAGGATGCTTAACCTAGAATCCGAGGCTTCCATCCAGAGACTGCCCAGCGACCCGAACGTCGGTGCCGAAATCTACAAGCCAGTCAGGCTTAACGAACAGGCAATCGAGGCCGCGGGCACCGTGCTCAGGCCCGACGACACCTTCGCCGTCGGCAATTTCGCCAAAACGTTCGCCACCGAGGCTGAGGCAAAGGCGTTCCAGAGCATGGTCCTCCAGTCCGAGGCCGTCACTGGCAGGGCTCCTAAGCCAATCGAAGTCAGACTTTCCTCCGGCGACCTGCTCTCCATGGAGCGTGACCTCAGGGAGAAAATCGGCTTCAGCACCATGGGTAGCCCGCTTCAGTTCTCCTCGACCGCGATGAACGCGATTGTACGCGGTGCCGACAGAAACAAGAACTTCAGGGACAAGGCTACCGGCCTCCAGTGGTACGAAATGCTGACGTTCAACGGCGTCGGCAAGCAGGAGATGCGTGTCCTCGGTCTTGCCCAGTTCCTTTACGACCATCGTACCCTAACCCTGTCCAGACAGGAAGTGGCCGAATACATCTACGCCATGTTCCCCATCACGGGCAGACGCTCGTTGGCGGAACGCGGAACCGCCGGGGCAT